ACTGCGTCTCCCCAAGGATTAAGTTGAGTAAATCCATCATTTGGATAAGATCCAGGTAATATCATAATCTGTTCCAGTATTGGAGATAAACTTGGTGTATAAGCTGCTCCACAAGTCTGAGGCGCTCCACCAACACCTTGTACCATAGTATGGCCAAATGATGCTCTTCTATTAACAGGTAATGTACCTCCTACAAATGGTGTTGCTCCTGAACCATTAGCTCCTTTATTTCCAACAAGAGGATATGCAGCCCACTCTAACCAATTCTCTGCAGTACCTGTATTAGCTGGGACAGCTACTCCTGAATCATTAACATCATTACAAAACCCTTCAAACCTACCTGGAAGAATATATAAGTTTCCTTTATAGGTTGGGAAGTCTGCTTTAAGTTGATTAAATGCTGGTACAACTACATCATTTTTAAACTGAAGCATATCACTTAGTTTTTGGAATGTTGTAGTTTGTGGCTGATAGAATGTTGATGTACTATCAAATATTACATAAAGATTTGATTGTCCAAAGCAATCATCACATATCACTTCATTTTGTTCTAGACCAAATGGAGGATTACAGTCACCACACATCTCAGCAACTCTTTCCATTAATAGTTGCATATTTGGATCTGTTAAACAATTCTCACAATCACCTTCAAATACTCCATCTCCTGGGTCAAAGCTATCACAGTTTTGATCACATGTAGGTAAATCTGCATAAGCTCCTAATCCAGTAAGAACTTGGAAACATCCAATAGTCGGATCACAATCATATGTTGGATCTACTCCTGTACATAAAGGACTTAATGGACAACCATTACATCCTGCACATGCGGCTAATCCTCCATTACTAGCATTCCATGTTCCTAAACCAGTTCCTGGATCTACACATGTACTATTACCTGCAAGATCTACTATACAATCCCAAGAAGGAGTATCGCACGGAGCCGTTTGAGATGCTATTGCGTTATTACAATCTAGTAAACTAGCAAACTGTCCTGTACCATTTCCAGGGTCTTGGCAAGTAACTGTTATTGAGCCTGGTGTAAACTGTCCGCAGTCCCATGATGGTACTACATTAATACAACAGTTTGGTGATCCTGTTACAGGATTATTTACAGCAGTCTGACATGTAAGTAAGTCTGGATAATTTCCGGTAGCACCTGCGGCTGGAATACAATTACAATTTACATCACAATCATATGATGTTGAAGGACAACAATCTAACCCAGTAACAGGATTTAGATTAGCTAAACACTGCGCTTCACTCGGCCATCCTGCTCCAGCAGAAGGTTGACAATCACAAGGACCTACACATTCCCACATCTGTGTACCTGTACAAGCCGCACAGGATGCAAATGATGCCGTTATTACAACTGTAATACATGTAAGAGGATCACAATTTAAACTTGGATGTATTTCCCAGCAAGTAACATTTCCATTTATTTGTATAATCTGGCCCGCTAAGAATGCCGCATCCATTGTAGCATCTGCACAAATATTATCTATTATATTATTAGGGTCTGAACAATCTATTAATTTATAACAATCTAATGGATTACCACTATCACAATCAACACAAGTAGCATATGTTTGGTCTATTGTTACTGCTCCTAGCGGTGTACATGGATCGTTTTGACCTGTTGTACATGGACCACATACTGTTGGTATATAACAATCTACATCATTCAATCCTGGAACTGTTACTGGACCTTGTAAGTCTACAATAGTTCCGATAAGTCCTGATAAATCATTTGTTACTGTAATACATGTGCTTGTAGTAATACATGTACAAGGACCAATATTAAAATTAAAGTAAATAGGGTCTCTACCTAAACTAGCAAAATATACATTGATAGCAGTTTCAAGAGCTTGGTTTATAATAGTTGTTCCTACAACTGCGCCAGGCATACCATCAGCTACTAAATCTCCAATGAAATCATCTGCTTTATTATATGGATTATTATATCCTACTGGATTAACAGGTCCAACATGTAACATTTGGAACACCTCGAATTGTCTAAAGTGGCATCCTGAATTAGCTCCAGTCCCCATACATGGATCTGCTTGTGGATTTAAAAAACTATTTTTAAATTTATAACCCTGCCCACCTGTTGCTATATTATTCAAACCGTTAACTGGATCAGATACCCATTCCCAAGGCTCATAAGAATTATTAGCAAAACAACCGGCTGGATTTATATCAATAAAAGAATCACAAGTATTTGATTGAACAACTGGATTACAAGGACATAAATCATAACATAGTTGATTATTACTACAACAAGCTGCACAATCTATATATGTATTTGTAACCACCACTACTACACCCGCAGGAAATGGACATGGTTGTGGTGTACAGTTTATTTCATAACATGCTCCCGGCCAAAGATCTATCTCTATAACAGCTCCATTACCCATTGTCCCACTACAGAATGCTGTCATATCTGTTGTAGTTATTATTGTTTGTGGTGCTCCTGGTATTGAATTACATGGGCATAAATTTAATTCCCAACATTGATTTGCTGGGTCTAAGCAATCTATACAAGTACCTCCTTGATTTGAAGTAACAGGTACAACCGGAGTTGTGTCTGTATAACCATTTGGTAAGTTAGGCATATATTCTACTTCAAAACATCTTTCACCTGCAGGAGTACCATCATCCCATGTGATTATTCCTGGTGCAACAGGAGTTAAATTTGGAAAGTCTGTAGAATAGTATGTTAGATAAGTACATCCTAAACATACTTCGTCCATACATCCGTAGTTTGAACTCGGAGTACTATAGATACCACAAATAGCTCTTTGTTCATATATTCCTTCTGGGCCTGCAAGACCTGTTGGGAAGTCTGTAGCAAAATCATTAGTTGATGCCCAAGGACCCATTAATGCATTTGGATTAGCAACTCCACATGGAAGACCCATACATGATGGATAATTTTGCATTTGATAACAAGGGCATCCACAATTTCCATCTCCAGCACAACAATCATCACTATCATTACATGGGAAAGGATCCCAAGCTATATCATGGCCAAGTCCCATTGCGTGTAAGATCTCATGAGCTCCTACATATTTAATACTAAATGAACTAGCTACAACAGGATCTCCAACTCTTCTCCAATCCTCATTAGAATCAAAGAATAGTGTACCTTGCCAACCATTAGGTCTTGAACCTGCTCCCCCATTACTTGCTACTGCAAGACTGCTCGGACTATATGCCCAAGCGAGTGTGCCTGATCTAGCTCCTTGATTCACCCCACATCCATCAGCAGCGTTTGGCATATATCCAATTCTAAAGTCTCCAATATTTGACTGAGCGTTTGCGTCTGTGTAAGTACCGTTTGGTTGTGCTGATACAATACCTATTGCATTTAATGGAACAGCTGTAGCTCCTCCACCAACCTCATAACCCATATCAACAAAATTAATTGTTAGATCATTAGGATAACCACAAAGAGTATTAAATCTCCCTTCAATTAATGCTTTTACTTCTGCAAATATTCCTGCTATTGCTGTTTGCCAGTCTGCAAAAAATATTGGATAAGTCTTAGCATATGGAGCACACCAAGGTTCATTTCCATTTGGATTAGCAGTACCTGGTCCTGATTCCATCGCTAGACTAATATCTCCACCACCTACTCCCGCACGACCTGCCTGTATAAAGCTATATGTAAATGTAACTGTTTGTGGGCTTCCTGCTAAATTCTGAACTGCATTTACTATATCTTCCCATCTTCCAGTTAAATTAGGACCTTGGCAAGTTGCAGACCAAGTTTTTCCATTAGCCACCATATAAGGAGGTTGATTTATAGGATCTGCTATATCACATGGATTAGCACCTGGAGCTCCTCCTGAACATACACATTCTGTGATCTTAAATCCATCTTGACCTTGAGGATCTACTGTACAATTTGTATCTACACAACCTAAAGGATATGTAGCGGTTGGCATGATTGCTTGTATATTTAATGGATCACAATTACATGTAGTCCATAAATATGTTGGGAATTTCGTTCCCATTAATCTTCCATTAGTATTATAAGGAACTATCCCTCCAACCATACCTCCATTACCATCTATCTGTTCCATAATAGTATTAAAATCTGGATTCTCGGGATCAGTGATAATACCAATACAACTACTTACATTACCAGCAGGACCACCTGCAAATCCTACCTTCCCTTTATATAAATCAAATTCATCTACGTTTACATAATTAAATCCGATAGTACCATTAGGCAATAAAGCAAAATCTCCAATACTAGGACCGTTTTCACCTGGCCACATAGGATATTTCCATCCAAGTGGCATGGTGTCATCTGGAGCACCTCTAGTAAAAGTCCAATCAGAACTACTAGGTTGTAGTCCGTTACGTGTATCCTGTAAATTTCCAATTCGGCCAACCGTACCCCCACTTTGAATAGTGGATGCAGCATGATCTTGTCCCATAAAATAATATTGGGAATTCTGAGTAAATGCCATACCCGCAGCTATCTCAGACCATCCTCCACTTGGTCCCGATCCCCCAAACATTGCCCATCCACTAGAATTGATGTGTGAGTAGGTTCCATTATTAGCTCCTCCATTATAACCATCAACCATTTGGAATTGTGGCATTGTTGGTCCATTAGCTGTTCCATCAGACATTCTTAAAGAGTAAACAAAGGAACCATAATATTGATCATTATCTATAGGATTCCACCAGTAATGTAAAATACCTATAAAATGATTATCAGGGCTAATAAGGATCTCTCCACTACATATTTGTTTTTCATTATTTCCATTAGAGAGTAAAGAATTACTTGGTAAATCTACTGCTACAAATTCAGGTCCCCAAGCTCCAGCTGTAATTTTTCTTGCGAAGATAGCCATTTTAGCAAAATCATTGTTATTAGCCATCTTTTTTCTGTAATAGAAATAATAATCTGTTGATGTCTGTTGTGTATTTGATACAGCCATATGCTCAGTCGCATTTGGAATAACCAATGTATTCTTACTAGCACTTATTACTCTACCTCTCCCTGATCCTAGTGTCATATCAATAATAGAATGATACACAGGACCGTCCTTAACAGTATTTGATACTACATACCATTGATGATATAATCCATTTGTAGCTCCTCCATCTACTTTAGGGAAATATAACGCTCCTTGTTGAGGCCATACTCTACCTTCATAACCGCCTGTAGCTAATGGATCTCCTCCATTTAATGTTACTGCAGCTCCTGTATCATCAAGCATAAGAGTATGTGTTGAATCATATACTAGACGTCCGTCTGTATAGAACATAATATCTCCTTCGAAGTATGCTTGTCCTCCAATAGTTGCTGCTTTATTTGCACAACAAGTTGCTCCCCCCATTGTAGTATAATCAGTTGGTCCTTGTGTGTTATAATCATTCATTAGTGATCCTCCAGCCAAATTTGGACTAGGAGCTACACCCGTGAAATCAATTCCTAATTGGTCTCCATAGTAGAAGAAATTACCGTGTATAGAATTTCCTGGAGGACATACATGATAACAATATGCACTACCTAGTAAGTTTACTGCATCAGTACCTATTATAGCTGCATCCGCTGGAGATATAACTATATCTGGAGCAGCGCCTGGACTACAAGTTACAAGTACTTCACATGGATCAGGACATACTGGAGGCATTGTTGGGCAATCTACACAGTTAGTTCCTATAGGAGATCCTGTTGATGTAGAGTTTAATACGGTTACATCTATATCTGGTAACACACCTGTACAGACTACTTGTGCTGCTTGTACTTGCCAACAACCGTTGTATACAGTTCCCAACACTGTTATTTCAGCTTCTACGATTTGTCCTAAATCTCCAACTACTATACCAGATGTATTACTTACAATTTGGTTTCCTACATGAGTAATTCCACAACAATGATTTAATTGGAAACAATCTGCTCCTGCATTATCACAAGCAGTACAATCTGCGTGCTGTGTAACTATTGCACCTGTTGGATATACTACAGCAGTTGGTCCTAATATTGCAATTACTTTCCAACACTTTGCAGCTTGAGCTACACCCCCTACTGTTATCTCAAAGGCATCTACTTGTCCTACAAAAGGAGCAAATGCTGCACTAGTAGTATAATCAACATATACATTATTTGTAACATCACTACAATCTTGTAAGTGAATATAAAAAAGACATTCAAGACAATCTGATGGTGAATTAATTATAGTCAATGCTACCTGCGGCAGTGTACAATTAAGATCTACACTAACTTCTCTACAGAAATATTCACCAGATAATTGTATGTAATCACCTACAAATCCTGCAATAAGAGGTGTTAATATATCTGTTGTATACACAATATCAGCAGCATCAATACAACTAACTGCTTTATAACATGGGTCTGGAGTTGTACAATCAGTACAATCAGCATGTGAAGTAACTACTGTAAAAGATACTGGGGCTGGACATATAATAGAACGTTCTACTAACCAACAGTCTCCACTACTATCCTCAACTACATCACCAACAAAAGCGTCTAAGTTTGAATCTGAATATATAACTGATTGATCTGTACAATTTATAAGTTTATAACAACAACCATCACTACCAGGATCAGCTAGACAATCTGCGCAGTGAGCAAATGATGTAACACCTGGATCTATATTGCCAGGCCATTTCGAACATAAGTCATTATATGCTAAACCATTAGGTAGTCTATCCCAACTAAGTGTATTAGTATCTGGATTATTTAATGTTGTTACTTGAAGTTGTGCTGTACCATTTTGGTTTAATCTTCTTAATCGTAATTGGTAAACAGGCGTTGGACCTACAGATGCAATAGCAGATAATATCCATATTTCTGTAGTGTTATTTCCATCTCTCAGGGTTTCAATTCCATAAGTATGTTCTCCAGCAGAATAAGCACAGATTACTGCTAAATCACTTATAAAGGCATGAGTACCTGTTGCATCATCAACAGTCATTAAGTGGTCTAATCCTCCCCCACCAGTTTGATCTCCTAATACCCAGTAATCACCTGTATTATAATCAACTGATATATCATGTCCTAATGATATAGTAGCATTAGTTATATTACTTATTCCTACTAAACCTGTAGCTAATGTATTCTGATATGTTTGAAAAGTAGCAACACCTCCTATCATATCAGCTGCGACAATATAATTATTCGCAGAATAATCTGTATCCATACATAGAGGAACTGGCCATGCATTTGTTATAACTTCTACAGCACTTTCATATCCTATCCAAGCAGAACCCCACTCTAGTGTATTTGGACTACCTGATATTAGAATATTTCCATGTTTATCAAATGCAATATCTTGAATAAGTCCTGTAGGAGTATATCCTGATGCCGCTGTCCAAGTTGGAAGTGAAGTAGCACCATTACTCCAAGGACCATTTACTTGAACAATCCTATCTTCAAAAGAAATCCATAGTAATGGTTCTGGCTCTTGCGCAAGGGCACATATGTCTGCTGTTGTTCCGTTTGGAGTTACTCGGTAAGTATTACCACTTACTATTGCTGGATCACTAGATACTGCCGTAAGTTCCATAGGTCCTATAACAGGAGGAAATGATGCTGAAAAAGAACAGCAAGGAAGTAATGCGTGACATGTAATATCTAGCTGTTCTTCACAAGTTCTACAATCAGCATGCGTTTGTCCAGCCGTTGTATAAGTCTCACAGGCCTCTGCTACTGTGTGCCATTCAGTTGGTACTGATGGACCTACACAGAAAAAACATCCTGCTATATCATATTGATTAACCCCCCATTGCCAAACATAGTTTGCAGTACATAGATAACTAATCGCGGCATAATTAGGATCTGTAGATTCAACTTTCATAGGAGCCTGTGACCATGATTGTTGACTATCATCAGCTTGTGCATACATACTTCGTGAAGAGAAAGGGAAACCTCCTGGATTAGTATTACTAGGTCCTATTAAAGTCCAGATTCCTGTAGCTTGGTCTATAGAATATAAATCTTCCGAGTTAGAAGGACCACAAGTACCATATAAGGTATAACCATTTGGTGCTACTCCTGTTCGTCTTAACCATATACTATTAATTGTTGATGGTGCAGTCCCTCCATTTATTGCCCAAATACTTGTTGATGGTGTGAATGTACATATCCTCGTACCTATAGCCATGTACATAACAGCATTAGTATAAGCAGCAGGCTTATCAAGAGCTTCCAGTCCAGTCATAGCTATAGGTTCTAGTCCTGTAAGAACCCCTGCAAAGGCAGTTGCTAAATCAATTTCCCAACCTACAACATAGTTTGATGCAGTATTAGTACCTATATCTATACGTCCTACAGAATATAATTGTGCTCCTCCTGTTTTCTTTCCTAAGAACCAATGTTTAGTACATTTATCTTGACCAGTTGATGGTTGTGTTATGCTTGCTAAATTAACAGTATTAAAAATGATTTGCCATTTTTCATAGTCTCCATTAGGAGTAACCATAAAAGGCCCCGCAATAGTAGTACTATCCCAATTAAATACTCGATATTCTAAAGCATTTGGTATCGTAGAATTCCAGATATATAATAAACCTGTGTAAGATCCCCAAGATAAACCTCTAGCATCATTTAGAGTCATTGTAGTTATAAGGTTCACTCCAAAGTTTGCTGCTTGTTCTATTCCTTGATATAAATCACCATTTACTGCATCAATAAAATATGTACCAACACTAGCACATTTTGATACAAAAAGATCCGGATCCCCTGGGTCATACACAGCACAATAATGAAATGCAGGTGCACCATATTTTATTTCTGTACCAGCAACACCACTTCCCTCCCAACTTAATGTGGCAGTTGCAGCAGTATTCGCATTCTCTAATATCGCAAGATTTGTTTGAGGAGGATCAAATGTATCTCCCCAAATTTCTGGATAAGCTGTTGTCCAGACATCTGAAGAATCACTAACAGCTCCAGTAAATTTATCTACTTGTTCCGGTGTAGCTATAAATATTCTACCATCTTTCTGAGGATCTCTCCATATACCTGCTATTATTCTTGATGGATTATTTTGACCATTCCATATATTCTGTCCATTTGGTAAAGTTACCGGCATCCATTGTGCAGCATTATTTCCAGTAACAGCATTTGCAGCATCAAAACTTCTCCATCCTATTTCTAATTCTCCTCCCGGAACACTAGAACTATTAAAATAACCAAAATATACTACCGCATCATCTTGGTTACTATCATGAGAAAAAGTAGTATGCATAGAATAATACCTACTATGTATTGATGCTCCTTGTGGCCATGAAAGAGGCCCTCTATCTATTATTTCTACTCCTGATACGGCTCCACCAGAAACGGAAGGACTACTAATTATACCAGTGTTTAAATCTAAATTTAATACATTAAGTCTAGTTGAAGTTACAGGAACACTTGGAGTACCTGCCACTTCTTGATACATGGTAGCAATTTTATGTAAATTATATCCACTTTGAATAGGATCCATAGTTTGAACTGTTGTAATAGAAACCACACCTTGTTTACCTGTATCGTTAGCGGGTGTTAATATTCCTATTGCAGTGTTAACTGGATCTCCTGTCAGAGTAGTACCTCCATATAAATTTGGAGCCCCACTAGTAGTATCAATAGTAGTAAGTCTGTGAACCATCCAAGTTTCCTTATCAGTTGCTGACCAGCTCTTAGATATAATTGCAACACCAGGTTCAGCCTTACCAGCTAGTTCAAATCCAAAACATTGCGTAACCATTCTACCACATACGCCATTCTCCGTCTCTCTTAATATACCGTCTAGTCCACCAAGACTTTGCCCTATATTTTGATAATTATAAAAGTGTCCTCTACCTCCATCACCATTCATATCAATTACTCCTACATGGATACCATCATGCATTCCATTAAAGAAGCACCAATAGATCGCATGATCAGAAGTTCCTGGTAACCCAGTAACTGTAGTAGCTAAAGTACTATCTACTTTTACAAAAGAAACAGCTTGAGGAGCAGCTCTTGTACCTCCGGTTTTATGATTAAATGCTGGAGGTACTTGATACTGACCAGCCATCACAGCTCCAAGAGAATTCCATATATTATAGCCATCAGAATAAAATAATATATCTCCTGAAGCATAAGTAACTGTTCCAGAAGTTCCAAATGTAATAGCTTGATCAGATGTAATAGTACAACTACTATGAGGAGCCTCTAAATGTTGGGCCGGTATACCTTCAAATGAACCTACTGGCGTTAATCCTGCGGTTGTATCGACTCCGTAACCATCTCCTATTATATGTTTTTGAAAACTATCTGATGTACTCATTTCTTATCTTTTTTATGCTGGTTCGTTATAACATGTTAATTCTACCCAATGTCCACTCTCATTAAAGCCTGGACCAGCTGGGTTTGGATTTGTAGTACTTATATAGTATCTGCCTCGTCCTGATTGATTAGCTCCTGGGCCCCCTCCCATAAACTTAACTATATCTCCCATATTATATATAATATTTGAATTCCACTCAATATATCCTGCTGCTTCCCACGCAACTTTTACATGACCGCATATACTCCATGCTCCAGGAACATTTCCTTGAAGTCCTGCAAAGCAAGGTGACCAATGGCCAGTAGCTACATCAAAACAATTCTGTGCTGGATCAGACGGTGAAGAACCTTGCCATCTTATATATAAATATTCTCCTGGGTTTGGAGATATTCTAGGGAAGAATTTAACTACTTGTCCTGTTGTATAAGCTGTTGTATGATCAAAATATAATGATCCGTCTGCTACCCATTCATCAGAACAATCACAAGGAAGAGGAGCATAACATTCAATCATCTCAATATAAGCTCCTAATAATTTCAGATTACACATTTCGTCTGCGCATACTTTTCCAAATCGTTGTTTATCAACAATATCAGACGCTTTAGTAGCAAAGCAACATTTTAATTTATTTAACCTATATTTTAGGTCTTCGTGTGTAATTGGTTTTAATGCCATTAATCTTTTCTTATATATGCTAAAGTTACAAATGGAGGTAAAATGTTAAAAGGTAATCCTTGAGGAGCAGTTAAACCATCCGCTGTTCCATCTCCTGAATCACCTGTTAAAAATATAGGATGTAAATGTGCTCCACAATTAGTATCTGTATCTCCTGTACAATCACCTGTCCCGTCATTAGGTCTGGCTGTAACCCATTCTAATGGATCACCTCCAATTCTAAATCTTGATTTTGGTTGTTCTTGAGGACTCCCTGAACCATCAACAGTCCAGTAACCTCTCCATCTATGAGCGTGTGCTCCTGATGTACCCATTGTTGCAGCATATGAACCTATATTATGTCTATGTGCTGGTATATTTCCTTTTAATAAAGATACTGTTGAAGTCCCACCAGGAGCTAAAACTGCACCATGGTTTGGATCTCCTGCTCCATAAGAAGCTATAAACTTTCCAGATAAATTAGGAGTTCCGTTAGTACCATCACATAGACTCCATCCAGTAGGTATAGAACCTAAAGTGCCAGCCCACATTACAATTATTCCTTGTGGAATAACAGCGCCCTGGTTAACTACAGATTGAATTACATTTCCGGCATTAATAACTTGATTACAAGGTGTAGGGGTAGGACCAGTAGTAACAATTACGTCACCTTCGGTATTACCATCAGTACCATCTGAAATATAAACATCCATGAGAGTACAACCATCTGCACCATTATTTCCATTTATTCCGTCTGTACCATTTACTCCGGGAGGGCCTTGAGGACCTTGAGGTCCCTGGGGGCCTGTATCTCCTACAGGAATATCACACCCACTTGCTTCTGCACAAGTCGTACAGTCACATGCGCAATTTTGTGGATTCACGCATCCATTTTCACAATTATTACATGCCATTATTTTCTCTTTTATTTAGTACATGATGCACATGTACCTTGGTAATTACATAACTTATTCACTTGTGTGGCCATCTTATTAGCCTTTTCCACACTACCACATGTATAAGCATATAACATAGCCTTATAAAGAGTATAAGCTTCTAATGCATTAGATTTATCCTCTCCGCATGGACAATCATCACACATATCTAAACCTGCTAGCATTTTATGCACACAACATTTTATAACACTTGTTGCGAGTGTATATTTTCTTTTAGACACAAGTTGTCCTGTAGATGACCCATCATTATAAATTACACGGTACTCTACATTGTATACCCCTTGTTGAACTACATCTCCCGAATTTCCTCCTAAATATCCCATATGGATATTGAAAAGACCATTTGAATCTGAAGGTAAATCCCCATTAATATCTGCCATAGAAATAACATATGTATTTCCGTCTGGAGCAATAATAATTATCTCTACATCTATTACGGTAGAAATATCTGGATTTGGAGCCCCCCATCCTGTTGTATTGGTTGTGGAGTATTGTCCTGTTATATCTGTAAATAAAATACTTTTACTGTCGCATGCTTCTGCAATTTTGAAGTTAACCTTTATAGCCATTCATATACTTTTTTAAATACATAGATACAGAAGGGATTTCTCCCTCCTGTATTATGTAAAATTATTAAACTGCTTACGAGTTACCTCTTACGTATGCAACTGAAATGTAGTGTACACCATGAACTTGTGTTACTGTACCACTACATGTTACATGTATTGCTCCAGTAAAACTAGCTGCTACTGTGATAGGTACACCCGCTTTAGTGTTAGCAGCACTTGGTGCTACATGAATAAAGTTAGTTGCACCACCTACTGCTACTCTTATAGTACCAGCTCCTGTTAAAACAACTCCGTCTGCATTACTAGTATTTAAGTAAACACCTACTATTGAAGCATCAGCTGGAACCATCGCAGTAGACACCATTGCTCCACCTGCTGTTGATCCATCATAAACTATCGCTACCGATGCTAACTCAATGTTTGCATTCATAGCTCTGTCTTCTATTAAATTTGCCATTATCTTATATTTTTAAAGTTATACATTTATTTTATTACAGTGCTACGTTAGCAAAGTTACCTGGGCATGAAGCCATCCAAGGATTCAATTCCGCCTCAAAGTTTTGTTGCTGACTTGCTTGCGTATTACGTAAAGCAACTATTGTCATCTCTGGACTTAAACCATCTTTGTTAAGATTAGCTGTTGCATGTCTGTCAGAGTGCATAATTGAATATATGTCATATGTATCTGGATCTACAGCATACACTGGGTAAGAAGGTACTGGGAACTTCATTAAGTTCGTTACACCATCATATCCTAATGCAGCTCTTTCTAAATCAGAAACATGCGCATATGTACCAGATCCGTAATTTGGAAGAACAGATTGTGCGAAAGTAGTCAAACCACCATCACTAAATCCACCGTCCATTACAGTCTTAAATGTTACTTGCTCATAACCATCTATAACTTTATAAGCTTGTGCTTTAGCTGTAATAGTTACACCCCAAGATGTACCTACACCTAATGCAGCCGTTGCACTTACTAAATCTTTAGCTACATCATCATTAGTTATTGCTGTAGCAAAAGCTTGTGCAATTTCTTGCTCAGTAGCTGTAGCATCTGAAGTATAGTAGAAACGTCTTACTAATTGTCTCTCTGAACCTATAACTTTATCATAAGTAAAGATTAATGATAATCTGTACTCTGTTGAGTTTACTAAATTGATATTTCCTGCTAATCCTGCTGGTGCACCAACTATATCTACTTGTTGTACCGCAGCTGCGTAAGAAGTTCCTTCCCACTTTGTTACTTGAAGTCCTTGGATTTTAGCTGAGAAACGTGGAGCTACTCTAACTCCTCCCTCAAAACATCCTTGAACAACGTAACAATAATCGCTGTTAGCGATAGTATCACCTGCATTCATGATAGTCATGTCGTCTTTAACAACAGCTATCTCCCCATCAGCTAATGTAGCAACCGTTAAATTTGGTGTTCTAGCTACATTCTTTCCGATTAGGATTTTATAATTTTCATGTCTTGCCATTATATTTTATTTTAAATTAATTACTTATTTTACTATTATTGTGTCATTTCTGAAACAATATGAGTCTGAAACCTTGGGCTAGCTATATTCTCTAATGCCATTGTTACAGCGCCTGCTACAATCTCAGCATGCGTGTGTTCGGCTAATTCGCAGGTAACTCCTGGAGTATTTAATATATCTAATCTGACCGGTTGTCTCACATATCTCAAAAAGTACCGGTTTATTGTAAAAGTTCCGTCAGTAAGTAACTCAGCAAATGGACCATGCATTAATCTTAAAACCACATCCTTTGCAGGCTGATTAAAAGGATCATCTACAAGTTTATTATAGTCGTCATGCTGTATAGCGTAAACACCATTTCTTTCATCTACCCAACTGCCATTGCAGTCTTCATAACGAATTTCGCACTCTTCGTTAATGGCGAACCAATAAATGTCCGTACCCACTGTTCCATTAGGTAAGTCAAAAAGAATACCATTAGGTTTAGTTGGGGTTTGCGTTGCAGATGGAATTAATGTTACCTCTGTTACTACTGTTCTCAAATCATCCGTTCGTTTCTGAGTTAACTCAAAAGTTTCATTTTTCGGATCATGTGAATAACGTTGTTTTACAAAACGATCCTGTGACCTATTAAGCCACAAGTCGATTTCTTCAGGTTCAAAATTGGGGTAGTTAAGACTATCAGTCTTATCTAACCCCACTTTGAATTCTATATGCATTTCTGCTAATGTCATTATTTTTTACTTGCTTTAAGTTTAGACTTTAGCGATAATACAATGTCCTGATTTTTAGGATCTTTTAAGTATAAACACGCAGCCTCTAAATCGTGGCCTATCGCACTATCACCGAACATATAATGTCCACCTCTAATACGTAACGCATTTATAGATACTAGATCCTCAATTAGTACCCGAATTTTAAAGTCCGGCATAGCCATAGTCTCATTAAATACTGCTGGGTCCTTATCTAAAATATCTGCAAGTGTATTTTCAATTAATGTATCTGAAGCATTAGCTGCTTTTTTACCCATTAATTTTAATACATTTCTCATTTCAGATGAGGTCATACTATTAAATTGCTTATATGCTTTACGCTTTTCTTTAATTTTTAAATTATCTTTTTTAGCATCTTCTTCAGCATCATATATTACATACTCTGCTTTAGGCCAAGAAGATAATTCATTAACGGAATTAGCTACACGGTTACTTGCCATTAAAATTTTATAATCTATAAAATCTCTAGGGCGCTCTAATTGTAAAGGCTTATCTTTATCATTTAGAATAACTGTATAGTCTCTCCAATATTCGGAGTACTTTCCAAGTTCTCCAGGCTTCATCTGTAATTCTTTCTCAAGTCTCTTTTCATCCGTTTCAGTAAGACCGGTTTCATAGCCCCCTCTTCCGAGAGAAGCTATGACCGTGTCCTTACATTTAGGGAATCTGCTGAATCCTGACCAAGATTGTCTTTCCAAAGCCTTCAAAATTACTTTTCCTTTCATGTTTAATGTTTAAATTATTACTATTAGTTTGCTGCTACTTTAGTACAAATTAACTCACCACATGCCATAGGATTCTTAATCATGATACCACACTCAGTTAACATGTGAACTGAATAACCGTCAAGATTATCAGAACGCATAGTGTTAACAGACTTAGCTGTATTTCCAAATGGATCTACAGAACCTGCAGTGTGCCACATCATATCCTTAGAATCTTTCTTATGAACAGCTTGGATGTTTGATTCTCCACCTGCCATACCAAAGTCAAGGAATGTGAATCTGTAAGACTCAATAGGTCTTCCAGTATCTGCATGTAATTGTCTGTTGATAACTGTGTTATCGTATAATGGTAAGTGTTTAAGAGTTATCTTAGTACCATTTAATCCTAGGTAAGTCTTAAACTGACCACCTAAAGATAAGTTTTGCCCGCTACCAGTAATGAATGTTGAATCAACAAGAGTCCAGTTTGAAGCTGCTGTTTTCATAGCTTTGTCGAATTCTGCGAATCCGTACTCACCTGTAAACGCAACAAACTCTCTTGAAGACTCAGGCATCACATTGTATGATAAATCAATTAAGAAATCTCTAATGATTCCTTCTGATAAATCAGAGTAGTAACGTCTGTTTGCTGGAGCAATTTGCTCTCTAATTCCAGCACCTTCATAAACTGGAAGACCGTTGTTACCTAACATATCTGTAATTCCATTAGAATTAGCAGAGAATGTAGAGTACCAGTATGATCTTTCAATCTCTCTGTACCACTGAGCCATAGCTTCCCACTCAGCATATCTTGTCCATACAGTAGTTTTCTTACCTGGACTTGCTGGATCAGCTAATTGTATAACAAGAGCATCAGTTGCTGCTGATCTTGTTACTGTGTAAGACTTACGTAGAGTTGATAAATGATTTCTCATTTTAAATGGAGCACTAAATGTAGTGTTACCACCAGTTGAGAATTCAGGAACTGTAGTGTACTCTTTCGAGAACTCAGAACCAGCATTGATCAATAGTGGGTCCATAAATTTAGCTGGATCTGGACTCGTTAATTTTAACGTGTAAATCCAATCTGATCCATCAAAATATGGATCTTCCATTACTCTTACTCTGTAAGATCTGTCATCCGCAACCAATACTTCTTGGTTAGCGAACCATTTTTCTCCGAACTTAACTCGGAAGGTTGTTCTGTTGAGACCTGGTGTT